TCAACTGCAACGAGGTAATCTGGTTGATAATGTCTATACACTGCATTGCAGGCATAGACTTTGCCGTATTGTTTTAGGGAGTATAGATCAATGTCTTTCCGACTCTCGCCATTTCCTATAACGAAAGCTACTGTCATTAGCTAACCTCTTTATACTGCTTCTGGTTGTGATTGAATTCCGTACATCTGTCTGACAAATTCTAATTCTTTTTCTGTTTCTTCAGCATGAATTTCAGACATCTTACGAGCTTTGTTGATTTGTCTAAGTGTTAATCTAGTTTTGCGTGTATCATCACGCTTCACAATACTTTCGTCATCGGTAGCATCATAAGTCTTATCTTCGATAGGCTCGATTGTTTCTTTGTCAAAATAAAATATTTCTCTTAGTATCATACTATTATTTATGCTTCCGGGTCGGTAGTGCCACCTGGGGCGTCTCCTACACCAGCATCTCCTCCTGCACCTGTTGTATCAGTTGCGCCTGCGGTTACTGACGGATCAGCATCATCTGGTGGTGTGTCTGTTGCATTGTCTAAATCTGAACCAATGCCTGCACCACTAATACCTGCACCTCTCATTTCACCTTGTGCGTCAGTTGGTTTTTGTTGTAGTGTTTCGTCATTTTCTTCTTTCCAATATCTTTCATTTTCGGCAAGTTCAGCATCTGACATTCCTAAGAAACGTTTCATTGCATATCTATTGCTTATGAAAGGTATTGCTTGTATCTGTGCAAAAGTTCCTATTCTTTGATTATCTAATTCAGATTGCCTATAACTTGCAAAATTTTGTGGCGGTTGAAATAGTAAATCAAACATTGCGATATCAATATTAACACCTTTTTCTAATAGATATCTTTTGAATTCTTGATTAAACACTTCTACAAGCAAGTTTTGTAGTCTTTCACAGTATTTGTTAAAACGCAATTCTTGTATATAAGCTGTACCTACTCTACCGTCATTAAACTGTGCTTGGCCTTCGTCTTGTGCGGCCGCTGGTAAGTATGAACTTGGAATACGCAAACCACGTACTAGTTTGTTCGTAAAATATTTAAGGTCATCAATTTCACCTAAGTTTGTTCCGCCAGGTAGTGTTTCAACTTTAGATCCACGTCCTTCTGCTGTTTGCGGAAAAAAGTAATCTTCATTTGTGGATAGAGGATTGTATGCACTGTCTATGACAGATGTACCGCCTCCTGTCTTTGATGGTATCCTTCTTTGATGTATCTCAGTTTTGACTCTTTCAACAAACTGCATCGCAAGGTGTGATGGCATATTTCCTACATCAACATAAAACACTCTTCTTTCTGGTGCTCTTTGTGTTCTGTAAATAATAATAGCGTCTTCAAGTAATTCTTTTTGTTTGTAAACTTTAAAAATACTTTCTAGCAATGAATTACCAAACGGTGCATTGTTGTCTAATCCTTCTGACAAACTTAAATGTACCATGTGTTCAGCACTCACGGCAATTTCTTTATTTTTATCTATGCCAAATCTTGATGAACTGCTCTGTGTTTGTGTGTTTCCTACCATACCTCTTACACCACCTGTAAGATATCCGTCACCGCCGCCGGTAACGTTTCCGTTTGTGGTATAAGGTGTAGTAGCAACTTTGTCTGTAAAATTTAAATTAATATCTTTTACAATATATTGCTCGGGCTTTTTGCCTTCTGATTCATTTACAATAATGCTAGAAACTTTTGCCGGATCAACATGAAACCAAGTTTTTGTTTCTGGATCTCTAATAAAGAAAGCATCGCCAAATTTAAATACATTACGCACAATCTTGAATATGCGTGTTTCAAAATTATTCTGTTTATGCCATTGTTGCAAGTATTGTTCTATTACTTTTATTTCTGATCCTGTTGCTTTGGATTTGAAATCTATAGTGAATGCTGTTTTATTTTGTGTGTTTTGCTGTGTACAAAACTCTGCTAAAATATCGAGTGCCGCGTTTACTTCTGAGTCTTGATCCATTACATTATATTGTCCGTAACGTTCAACTCTGTTTGGAGCACCAGTGTATACATCTGGTAAGAAACTTGAATAGTTTGTTCTAGCTGGACCTGGTTGTGATCCTGTCATCGATAAAGGACTGCTTGATCCTCCTTCTGTTTCTATAGATGTAAAATGTCTCTTCCAACTCATTTATTTTTCCTAACCATTATTAACTTGCTATGTGTATATTTCCATTTAGTGCGTCTAGTTTTCTATTTGTTTTTTTGGTTTCTGCAACAAGTTCCATAATGGCACTATTACTTATGCCTCCTCCAGTATAGCCGCCTTTAGTTCCGGCAGTATCGGCTTCTGCTTTAGCAGTTGCTATTGCTTCTTCAGATGGTTTTTCAATCTGTGAAAGCATTGTTGACGGATCTGCTGTTACACTAGGTGTTGTGGTATTTGAGGCAAATAAGCTGTCAGGTAAAAACTTTTTAACCCAATTTGGTACTAAACTTTCTAGTATCGCTCCAAAATCAAAATCAAACAAACCAGAAAACCAATCACCTAACCATTTTAGTCCGCCAAAGATTTTTTCTCTTATATAAGTCCGGATATCTTGAAATTGTTGTTGTACAGTTTCCCAATCAAAAATTGCTACAATTCCTGCATATATTCCTGCCGCTAGGCGAGCCCATGGATTTAAGTTGGAGAATAGTGCAATCAAGGCTCCGCCTGCCACACTTGCTATTTCACCCCAATCAATCATAGACATTAGTTCGTTCCAACCATCTTTAATCAAATTGATTGCATCATTTTTTATATTTTCTAACAGATTTGGATCTGTAAGATAACTTTTTATTTTATCAAAAAGTTCACGGAAAGAACCATCATTGAAATAATCTTTAATATTTCCAAATGCATCTTTTATAAAATTATAAGCCTCAGTTACACCATCTTTTATGCCACTCCAATCGGTATCTCTAAAGCTGTCTATTACAAACTTTGTAAATGCATTTATAGAATCCTTAACATCACCCCAGTTGATTCCTTGAAACCAGTTTTTTACTTCCTTAAATAATTCTTTCGTATCATCCCAGAATCCACTGAGTTTATCTCCCCAGTCTTCAAACGTTTCTAACCAGTTGGTGTTTACAATTTTATCGTAGGTATCTCCTACCCACTTTGTTAATTTGTCCCAAGATTTTTTCAGTAGGTCAGAGTCCATGAGACTATCTTTAAATTCTTTTACCTTAGGTATAATTTCAGTTTGGATCAAATCTAGCAAATTGTCAAACATAACTCCTGCTTCTTCTGTTGTTGGTACAAACATTTCGAAAGCTTCTGTAAGCATATCAAGTACACCGCTATCTAAAAGAAACACTTTTAGTTTTGATGCTAGAAGTCCTATGGTCCTATCAAACGTTGCGGCTCTTTCTGTGAGTTGGTCTTGGGCTCTTTGTTCTGCATCAATAAAACTACCATCCATTTGTTGTATCAGTTTCATTCTGCCACCAAGTTCTAATGCTTCATACAGATCAGGCATAGTTTTTCTTAGATTGTCCAACATGGCTGGCGACATATCCCCCATACGTTCATTAAGTTCTCCCGCAACATTTTTCAAAAAGTTATTAGCTTCTGCTGTCGACATCTTTCCAAAATTTCTACCTTGCGTTTCAAAAGTCGTACTCATGTTAACAAGTTTCTTAGTTAGGTCATCTGTTGGAACTCCGTCTGCAAAGTCTATTAACGATCCTTGCATGTTTTCAAAACCTTTTGGCAGTAGTTGTAAATTTTTTGTAAGTGCGGAATTTCCGTCTGCCATTTGTTTCTGTATTCTTATATCACGTGCCATTTGACGTTGTTGTGCTTCTATTTCTTTTCTGCTTTTTCCTGTAACTTTAGCAAGTACATCTAATTCTTTTGAATATTGTATGGTACCATCTATAAGCTGTTGTTGTGTCATGCCCTGCCTACGTCCATATAATGTTTGCATTTCACTAAAGGCTAGCATGTTGTTATTAAGTTCTTCTGTAGTGAAACCCATTGCCATCAGTCTAGTACCAGCATCACTGTATCTAAGTTCTTTACTGAATCTTGCAAAGTTCTTAGCACCGTCTCCTACTGAGCCACCAAACTGTCTTAAAACCAAAGCGTCCTCTTGAATTACTCTTGCAAGTTCACTTGTTTGTATTCCTGCTTCTGCGGCCGCTCTTGTAATACCAAACATGTTGTTTCCGAATGAAGCACCTATGGAAGTAAGTTCTCTATACTGTCCAACCTGATCGTCTAGTAATCCACCTATCTGTCCTAGCACTGGTCCTATCAGCGGAAAATTGCTGAAAAAAGACCCCATTGTTTCTTGTCCAGATAACAATGTGTTTGCAAAATTAG